AAAAATTTTGTAGAAAAAAATTCTGCTAATATCCCGTATAAAAATATAACAAGTTTTTTTGAAGAAATATGCAAAAAAATAAATGAAGCAACGGGTGACGCTTATCAAATAACTGCAACTTTATTTGAACCAACGAGTAACATCGGTGGTGCACCACCTGCTAATGGTCAATGTATACTGAGTATAGAAGATACAAATATGGAGAAATCACTAGTTGATGCAGTTACTCCATATGTATTTGGGGTTAATATATTCAGACCTTTGATTAAAAACGCATCCATAAGTTGTAAACCACCTGCTGCATCCGCTGCAGCAGCGTATACATCTGCGAGGGCAGCCAAAGCACCAACCAACGTAGATGTTAACAATACACCTAGAACATTGCGCAGCCCCGGTGATCAACCACTTGCAGGTGCTGTAGCCGGAGCCGGTGTAGCAGGTGGAACCGACGCAAAAGCAGAACTTTTGGCTAAAAAAGATTCTGCAGTTTCTTCTGGATTTAATAAGAGTTGGGGTGAGCAATTTCGTGGATTGTTACAAAAGTATAAGAAGTTTCAAACAGAATCCGGTGCAGGTGGTACATCACAAGATGGACATTGGTTAAATGCTGCAATATATCCAATTGATTTAACGTTAACCATTGACGGTATAAACGGTTTTAAATTTGGGGACACTTTAGAATGTAGGGCTATACCAGCAAGGTATAATACTCCACCTTGGCAAATTGTATTTACGGTTGTAAAAGTAAATCACGTTATAGATGATTCAAAATGGGAAACAACATTAACTACTAAAGCAAGAATTAACTTTGGATAAAGCAAGAATTAACTTTGGAGACCAATAATGCAAGAGTACCGTAGTAAAATATATTATCAAGATCATCAGATAGCAAAAAATTTATTTACAACCGGTAAAGAATTTATGACATTATCCGATTGGAAAGAATATACTGGACCATATCACGTATATTCAACGGGTGAAGTTTATACTGAAGCAGAATGGCATCCAAAAAAATCTACAAAATTAGTTAGATATAGAGAGCGTAGTGAATCTTATTTCAAGTATATTGATATAAAATATTATGCTAAAAAAGCAACTGGACAAAAGGCACTTATAAGCGGTGCACAAAAATATGATAATTACAAAAAACCAATTTCTGTTTTTATCCAACCCACTAATGACGATTACACAAACGGTTTTATTACAAGACATTTTGCATATAAAAGAAATGAAAGAAACCAGTTTTTTGTTGAAGTTGATAAAAAACAAACAATTGATTATTATGTAGATAGAATGGGAATGAACCAATATTTATACGGATTATTTGATATAACATGGAAACTAACTGGTCCAGAATTCGATATTAAGAATTCAGAAGGTAATATAATTGAATTTGGTGTTGTTGATACAAATAAAAGAACTGTTGCAAGATTGTCACGAGAATTTCCTATATTAGCTGTAGTTCTCAATAACCCAAAACAATTTTCAAAATATGATGTTTAAATTTTATGTTTCAAGATAAATCGTGTGTTTGTGTTCCTCTACTTTCAAATTGGAACAAACATTCTTCTGATACCACAGTAATTGGTATGTACTTTCGATTTACCGATGGTACAGATACGTATATTAACTTTACACATCCAGATGAACTCGATTCCGATATTCAATTAACTCATATTAAGTTATCACCAACTTCTCTTGTGTTTAACAAGAAAGCACTACTTTATCATGGGTTCAATGAAGGTATTGATTTGAATTCATATTTACATTATTACGCTGGCGATAATCTAAATCCACGAGAATTTTACCCTAAAGGAATGGAAGTTTTATCTACTAAGTTCTTTAGAATAGATGATTTAGGTCATGTTATACCATTGGCAAATCAATTGGAATGGGCAAAGAAGATTGCAGAGTATGTTTTACGGTTTGAGCAATTTAGAAGTGAAAGTATAATAACTCAACAATGTATTGACTATTGCAATGACTTTACAAATGTATTTTATGAAATAGAAAAGAATGAAATTCTTGTTGGTGATGAACGTAAGAAACAAAATTATATGTGGTACACCGCAACAAGTAGACCGAGCAATGCGTGGAATAACTTTAACTTCTCTGCATTGAATAAAAAAGACGGTACAAGAAATAAAATTCACTCAAGATTTGAAGGTGGGAAAATAGTTCAGTTTGATTATGACGCTTTCCATATTAAGTTATTAGCAAAGATTTTAGATTATAAATTTGACTACCACCCATATGAACAAATAAAAGCAGAATTAGGAATGGATGGCGAGTATGACACATTCAAAACAAGAGTGTTTCAAAACATCTATGGTAGAATAACATCAGACTTTATTCAACATCCATTCTTCCAACGTGTACAAGTGGTTATAGATCAATTGTGGGAAGGGTATGAAAAGGATGGTTATGTTGATTCTCACTTCTATGGCAAACTATTCAGAGGTATCCAAGACCCAACACCGAATAAAGTATTTAATTATATACTTCAATCGTTAGAAACTGAATATAATGTGAAAAAGATTAAAACTGTTTTACCTGTTATTAACGATAAAAAGTCCATTTTCTCTATGTATATGTACGATGCGTTCGTGTTTGATATACATCCAGACGAAGAAAACCTAATAAATCTATTAAAAAATATTTTTGAAACCGATGGAATGACAGTAAAAGTTTATGCTGGTGATGACTTTGGTGCTATTAAAAGAATTTAATTTGATATTTATGTAAGTACAATTTATGTAAAAATTGAGAGAGAATTATTGAAAACACAGTTGGTATGTACATTCACTAGAAAGCACCAAGTGGAACGAGTGTTGGATGATATAAAAGATAATTTTAACATATTAAATAATAAAGTATTTTTATTTAAGTCGCTTGAAACTAAAGAAGATTCTATTTTATCATATAATATAATAATGGATACGTATAAGAAGTTTTTACCAAACTCCATAATGGTCCATCAGAAAAAAGAAACAAACACAATATATACTATAAACGCTTTGAACGAACTTATAATGAATCTTAACAACGGTGTATTAGATAAATCATATAAAATAGAATGGGAGCGTTATCGTAATTGTGCTCTTTTAAAAAACAGAGAAGGGTTCAGAGTGGTAAAAATATTTTTAACTAACGTTTACACATTATGATTTTTAATTAAATTGATATTTATATATTATTAAATAAACTTATAACAAAGTATGAAAACCATGAAACCAAAAAAACTAATAGAAGTAATAACAAATCGAGTAATTAAAAGATTATTGGAGATTAGTTCTATTGATGAAGGTAGTGGGTTTGATACCATATTCAATGAATTAAAGAAAAAGTTAGACAATATTCAGATTCTACCTGATAATGTTATAAGTGTTGAAGGATACAAAGAACACGAGGTGGTTGATGCTCTAAAAGAAATGGGGTATATATATAGAAAACCAATAGGTAACAAACTTCACTTTTTTAATAAGAAAACAAGTATAAGTGTGTACTTAGTTCAAAATCAAAATAAAATAACCTTATTACCGTGAGATATTAATGAAGAAACAGAGAAGCAATAAAAAGCAATTAAAAGAAGCAATATCAGCAGGAGCACTTAGCCCACTTGGATATTCGGTATTGGTTGATGCTTCAAATGTTTTAGAAAAGAAGCGTGGTTTAATACGAAGTATGTTTCCATCAACAAACCCAGCCAACATTAAAAAATGGTTCTTGAAAATTTCACTAAATGATAAGTACGGTGAATCTAAGGAAAAACTGATGGCGCTTGGTTCTCGTTTTTCTGATATGGCTACCTTAAAGGTATTATACAAATCATTGAATGCATTAAAGTCAACACCGTTACCTGAAGCAGAAAAAGAACAAAGGGAAAAAGATATTCAGAAAATGATTGATAAAATTGGATTGTTTATTCGTAAAAGACTTACTGATGGTGATGCAGAATTAATTGAAAAGTTTGTAAATGTAATTAATAATGTTGCTAATAACATTGCAGGGGAAATTGATTCTGAATTACAAAATTCTGTTCAATCACCAGAACCAGAAAAACCAAAAGAAGAACCAAAAGAAGAACCCAAGAAAGAACCTGCAAAACCAATTGAAGCTCCAAAAGTAGAAGGAAAAGTGAATGAGCGATTGAAGAACAAACTTCGTAAGAAAATCAAAGAAATAATTAGAACTCATATTATTAAATTAAAGTAAATTTGGAGTGGGCAAAATGAAAAAAATTGTGGTTGTAAAAGACTTAGTATTGGAAAATAGAAAAATCCAAGATACATTCAAAAAAAGATTGAACGAGGGATTTTTTGATAATGTATTGAAAAAAGTTGGTATGGGTGGACCAGAAAAAGTAAAAGAAAAAAAAGTTTCAACAATGACACCGAAAGAAAAAGAATTATATGACAAAGCAGTTGCTGCAGCTGGAACTGCTGCTGAAGATGCTGCTTGGGCAGAATATGAATCAGAAAAATATGGAACAGGTGATACATCACCAATACTTGGCAAACAAGAAACACCTATGGCACGAGAACTTCAAAAGAAAACAGTTCAAGAATTAGCAAAAGATATGCGTCTTGATTTTGCTAAAATTCAGATGTTCACGAATGGAAAGGCAGATTATGAGGGAGTTTTCCATTTTTATCCACCCCTCCACGTTGATGATAAAAATAATTTATTATTGCCATGGAATATAGTAGATGGTTTGAAGTTAAATGCTGTGATAACATCCGATCCTTTTGAAAAGTACAAAGGTCTTCCAAGAAAAGTTAAAACGTTTATAATACCAGATGAACCACATCCTTGGTATGAATCACTTGGAAGTTATAAAGCGATAAAGGACGCTATTTCAAAACACGTAGATGTTGAGAAATGGGACATCAAATATGAATTCAAATGGCAAAAGGCCAAGGAAGCGGGTCGTTCTGCTGATTACGATGATCAAATGCAACGATAATATGTTGCAAGGTAAAAATATTATCTGGGGACATTTTGTCCCCAGATTTATTTTACATAAGATTTGAATATTAAACACTAAAACATTATATTTGTACTAACATATTGAACGATATGAGTTCAACATTATTTATTATTTATTAAGGAGTTACATCATGGCTATCAATCTTGATGCAATTAAAAATCGTCTGTCTTCATTAAAAAACACAAACAATCGTGTTTCAAACATTTGGAAACCAGAACCAGGTGAACATCAAATCCGAATTGTTCCTTATGTTCACAACTTAGAAAATCCATTCATTGACCTTTACTTTCATTACAACATAGGAAAGCGTTCTATTCTTTCTCCTGTAACATATGGTCGCCCTGACCCTATTCTTGAGTTTGCTGAGAAGTTAAAACAAACAGGTGACAAAGAAGATTGGCTAATGGGAAGAAAGCTAGAACCAAAAATGAGAACATATTTACCAGTTATTATCCGTGGACAAGAATCTGAGGGTGTAAAGTTTTGGGGATTTGGTAAAATGATTTATGAAGAACTTTTAACATTTTTTGCTGATGAAGATTACGGTGATTTATCCGATCCTAAAAATGGGCGTGATATTGTAGTTACTGTTAAGTCAGCAGAAGAAATCGGTAAGTCTTATGCAGAAACATCTATTCGTGTTAAACCAAAACAAACACCACTTACAGAAAATCCTGCGGTTCTTGAGAAAGTTAAACAGCAACCAAAAATCAATGAACTTTATCCAGAACCAACTTATGATGAATTAAAATCCCAATTACAAACTTGGATGGGAACTACACACGAAGATGTTGTAAAAAGTTCTACAAACAACACATATGGTAAAACCAGTAATTCAGAAGAACATACAAAAGCGGTAACTTCTTCAACAGTTGCTTCTTCTTTCGATGACTTATTTTAATAGGGATATACGTTATGGCAAAATCAAAGAGTGACTTATCCGATGAACTCGGTGGAGTTATTGCAGAAACAATAAATAAAAAGTTCAAAGAACAGCATTTTAAAACCGCTTATTTTCTTGAGGGTGATAGTGATGCACCCACGATTGTAAAAGAATGGGTTGGTACTGGCTCAACAATTCTTGATTTGGCAATTTCAAATCGTAAGAATGGTGGATTTCCAGTCGGTAGAGTGTCTGAAATAACAGGATTAGAACAATCAGGTAAATCATTGTTAGCAGCACATGCTCTACTAAATACTCAAAAAAAAGGTGGACTTGCAGTTTACATAGATACGGAAAATGCAATATCTCCTGAGTTTTTAACCGCAATTGGTTTGAACCTTAAAGATATGCTTTATATTCCATTAGATACGATGGAAGATGTTTTTGAAGCGGTTGAGGTTATTATAGAGAAAGTTCGTTCCTCTGATAAAAACAAATTAGTTACAATAGTTATTGACTCTATTGCTGGTGCATCTACTAAAACAGAGATGGCTGCAGATTTTGATAAAGATGGTTATGCTACGGCAAAGGCACTTATTATTTCAAAAGCAATGAGAAAAATAACAAACTTAATCGGTAGAGAACGCATTTGTTTGATATTTACAAATCAACTTCGTCAGAAATTAAATGCGCCGGCATTCTCCGATCCTTGGACAGCACCTGGTGGTAAAAGTATTCCTTTCCATGCCTCTGTTAGAATTAGATTGTCTTCTATTGGTGCTATAAAAGTAAAAGTAGATGGACATGAAGAAATCGTTGGTTCAAGAGTAAAGGCTAAATTAGTAAAAAATCGTTGTGGTCCTCCTCTGCGGGAATGTGAATATGAAGTATACTTCGATTCAGGAATCGATGATTACAGTAGTTGGTTAACAACTATGAAGGACTATAAGTTGGTTGATCAGGCAGGTGCTTGGTATTCATGGACAAACAAAGAAACGGGTGAAGTTATTAAATTTCAATCGAAAGATTTTGTTGAAAAAATTATGAATCATCCAAAATTAAAAGAAATGATTTATGATGAAATTGCAGAAAAGGTAATTATGAAATACCAACAACTTGACTCTGCTCGTATTGATGAAGTAATTATTTCAAACCAGCCAATTGATGATGAAGTATAATGAACAAGTATCAGAAACTACTTCAAGAAATAGAAACTGAGAAAGAACTACAAGGTAATTTACACCGCGATAGTAAGGTTTTGATTGTAGATGGAATGAACTTATTTATAAGAACATTTTCAGCTATTCCTACTCTTAACGAGGATGGGCAACATATCGGTGGTCTTTCTGGTTTTCTCCAATCACTCGCTGCAACAGTCCGTATGGTTAATCCCACACGGGTTGTTGTGGTCTTTGATGGGAAGGGTGGTTCACTAAGAAGAAAAAAAATATATTCAAACTACAAGGAAGGTAGAGCAAATAAATCTAAATTAAATAGGGTTGCGGGTTTTGAGAATCTTGAGGATGAACAAAAGTCTATGAGGTTTCAACTGTTTCGTCTGTTTACTTATTTACAGAATTTGCCATTAACCATTATATCGATGGATAATATTGAGGCTGATGATGTTATTGCCTACCTTTCTTTTTATTTGAAAGAACAATCTGTTATATTATCGAATGATAGAGATTTTTTACAGTTGGTATCAGAACAAGTTTCTGTGTATTTACCAACGAAAAAAAAGTTATATACACCGGAAAATCTATTAGAAGAAACGGGAGTATGGTGTGAGAATTTTATTTTATTCAAAGCATTATTAGGCGATAAGAGTGATAACATTAAAGGCATTAATGGGTTTGGTGAAAAAACAATATTGAAACATTTCCCAATACTTTCAGAAAAAAGAAAAATTGATTTAGATATGTTCGTAGAATTTTGTAAATTGTATGATAATAAATCTAAAGCAATCAATGAACTCAAAAATAACATTAGTGTATTAGAAACTAACTATAAGATTATGCAATTACACGATGTTGATATTTCACAAAGTTTTAAATCATCTATACGTGGCATGGTCGATGGTGAAATCCAAAAACTAAATAAAATGGAATTGGACAAATTATTTATAGCAGATAAATTATACTCTGCTATACCTAATTTTGAACACTGGTTGCAAAGAAATTTTGGAAATCTAAATACGATTCGGAATATATATGCAGGATAATTTATCCCAATACGGTCAAACGTTTCAAACAAAAGTAATTATTTCACTATTAAAAGATAGAGAATTCTTACAACAAGTGTCAGACATTATAGATCCAACTTATTTTGAATCACAGGCAAACTCTTGGTTAGTTGAGAAGATTATTTCTTATTATGAGAAATATAAAAGTCCACCAACATCAGACGTATTCAAATCTGAATTACTAGTGGTAGATGATAAAGTATTGAAAACAACGGTAGTTGACGCACTTAAACAAGTAAAAAAGTACACAGACAATTCTGATGATGAGTATGTTAAAAATACTGTACTTGAATTTTGTAAAAATCAAAAGATGAAAATAGCGATATTAGAATCAGTTGATTTGTTAAGAAGTGGTAAGTATGATTTGATTAAAAAGAAAATTGATAATGCACTTAAAGCAGGAGCGGATAAAGATATTGGACATGAATATAAAATTGATGTAATATCTCGCTATGCAGAAGGTGCGAGAGTGTGTGTTCCAACTGGTTGGAATGTTATCAATGACATTATGTCAGGTGGGTTAGCAGCAGGAGAACTTGGTGTATTAGTTGCACCAGCAGGCGGTGGTAAGTCATGGGGCTTAGTGAGTGTTGCTGCAAATGCAGTTAAAGCAGGTAAACGTGTTATTTATTATACACTTGAATTGAATCAACATTATGTTGCAAGAAGATTCGATGCTTACTTCACAAAGATTGCTTTTCAAAACTTAGGCGAAGAACACGCACAAGAAAAAATTAAATCGGCAATGGAGAACTTAAAAGGTGAATTGATTGTTAAATATTATCCAACAAAAACTCCATCGATTAACACACTCACTTCGCATATAGAGAAATGTATTAGTCAAGGTAAACCACCCGATTTGATTATTGTTGATTACGCAGACTTGATTAAACCCGCAAAAGCAGGTGATAAGAGATTAGAGTTAAACGATATTTACGAAGACCTTAGAGGAATTGCAGGTTTATATCAACTTCCAATTTGGACTGCTTCACAAGCAAATCGTTCTTCATTGGAAGACGATGTTATCGAAGGTGGTAAGGTTTCAGAATCATATAATAAAATGATGATTGCTGACTTTGTAATGTCACTATCAAGAAAGTTAGATGATAAAGTTGGTGGTACGGGTAGATGGCATATTATTAAAAATAGGTTTGGTCCAGATGGCATGACGTTTCCAAGTAAAGTAAACACAATGACTGGCCATATAGAAATATACGAACCTAACTCCGATATGGGTAAAACTGTAACGGTTACTATGAAAGGTGAAAAGAATGTAAAGAAAGCACTTTCACAAAAATTTAAAGAGTTGGAAGGATTTTAACACTAACACATATTTATATTATGTCATACTTGAATACACCAATACCCATTATTGATGGGTATATTCGAGGTAACTTTTTGAGAGATCAAAAAGATTCCTTTGATAAAAAATTCCCATGTTTTATATTTGGATTTACTTCTATACCTGGTCAAGCACCTTTGTTTCATTTTGCAATGGAAGATGGTGGTTTATGGTGGAGAATGCCAATACACGCTTTTTGTTGGAAAGAAGATGCACCACAACAGGAACTTGACGAGCTTGTACTTTGGGATTCATTCTCGTATCATGTAAGCGTGACACAGTTTCCGTACTTGAAGAATAAGGTTTGTGGATTTATTTCTCGAAGGAGAACTGAATACAAAGGAAAGTATTTGTTTACATTAGATTGGGCAGCAAGTACAAATTCTGGCGATACTGACTATTTATTCTCGGAATATCCATCACAACATAAGTGCGGACACGTGATAATGATGGATAACGGTAATTTTGCCATACAACCCAATAATCGTTTCAGTCTCCACGATCCGTCATTCACTACCAAGGAAAAACCTGTGATAGATAGAATGTACAATAACACCCTATGGACTGCGGAGCGAAATCATAGATGGGTTACACCAGATACGGAAAACATGAATTATGATCACACGGATTTAGATGCGGGTGAATCTAATGAAGAACGATCAAATCACTATAACGAGAGGTTAAATGAAAACACGAATCAGTCATTTAAACGGTGAATATCAAAGCGATACAGCAGCCGATTTATGTGAGGTGTTTTGTGAACCCGAAGGAGAGACCTATCGGGAATTATTTGAAGCGGGTTGGCTTCCAACCGAAAAAGGTGAGTGGTATCAGTCAAGGTCATCGAGGGTTAAAATAGAACCTATTTCCTCAAGGCGCAAATACCAACTCAAGAAAATAAACGTAAGCACTACTGGCGATTATCAGAAGATATTTGAGCAATCAAAATATCTTTACGATGAAAAAGCGCAGCAATTTTTAGATACCGTATTATCTTATAAACACGAAATATATTATTTTAATAATGATGTGTTTGGTGTTCTAAATTGGTTTGATGAAATACCATATTTCTCATTGGTTTTTGGTGGTAAATTAAAACGCGATGGAGTAACTACATTGTCCTGTTATTATTTTATTGACAAACTCGTTGGAAATGCATATCCTTATCTTTACATAAGTGAGTGGTATGAACAATTCTATTATAAATCACACTATCCTAATTTTGAGTGGTGGGATGGCCAAAAATGGAATGAAGGTAATTTTTAAAAAAATTAAAAAAAACCAATTTTTTTATCTGAAACGGTATAGTTATTGCTATACCGTTTTGTTTTTTACAATAAAAATGATGTTTTCAATAAAAAAAATGATGGAGAAATAGATGAATATTAGTAATAGAATTCTTTCTGAGATAACAGTATATATGAAATACGCTCGTTACTTACCAGAAGTGAATAGAAGAGAAACTTGGAATGAGTTAGTAACAAGAAACAAAGAAATGCATCAACGCAAATATCCTAAACTAGTAGATGAAATTGAAAATGTCTATAAGTTTGTTTATGATAAAAAGGTACTTCCATCGATGCGTTCACTTCAATTTGGTGGTAAGCCAATTGAAATTTCACCAAATAGAATTTACAACTGTGCGTATTTACCAATTGATGATTGGCGTGCATTTGCTGAAGTAATGTTTCTTTTACTTGGTGGTACAGGTGTAGGTTATTCAGTTCAAAAGCACCATGTAGAACAACTTCCTCCAATCCATAAACCAAAATCTAAAGAACGTCGTTATCTTATTGGCGATTCAATTGAAGGTTGGGCTGATGCGGTTAAGGCACTACTAAAGTCTTATTTCACAGGTGGTTCTTCTATTCGATTTGATTATTCAGATATTCGTCAGAAAGGTGCTCGTTTAATTACAAGTGGTGGTAAAGCACCTGGTCCCGAACCACTTAAAATTTGTATTGAAAAAATTCGTGCTATTCTTGATTTGAAAGGCGATGGTGAACAACTTTCACCGATTGAAGTACATGATATTGTTTGCCATATTGCAGACGCAGTTCTTGCAGGTGGTATTCGTCGTGCTGCTCTCATTTCTCTTTTCTCCGCAGATGATGACGATATGATTTCATGTAAGTTTGGAAATTGGTGGGAATTAGATCCGCAACGTGGTAGAGCAAATAATTCTGCCGTTCTTCTTCGTAGTAAAGTATCTGAAGAATTCTTCAAATCACTTTGGAAAAAAATAGAATTATCTAACGCAGGTGAGCCGGGTATTTATCTTTCAAACGATAAAGATTGGGGAACAAATCCATGTTGTGAAATTGCACTTCGTCCTTTCCAATTTTGTAACCTTTGTGAAGTAAATGTATCAGATGTTGTTGACCAAGAAGATTTAGAAGCAAGAGTTCGTGCTGCTACATTCATTGGTACACTTCAAGCGGGTTATACAGACTTCCATTATCTTCGCCCTATTTGGCAAAGAACAACTGAGAAAGATGCTCTACTCGGTGTTGGTATGACAGGTATTGGTTCAGGTAAAGTAACGAAACTGGATTTAAAAGCAGCAGCTAAAGTATCAAGAGAAGAAAATGAAAGAGTTGCTTCTATACTTGATATTAATAAATCTGCTCGTACAACAACAATTAAACCAGCAGGTACATCATCTTTAACTCTTGGGTGTTCATCTGGTATTCATGCATGGCATAATGATTTTTATTTACGTAGAGTTCGTGTTGGAAAGAATGAATCAATTTATTCTTATCTTGCAACCAATCATCCAGAGCTGGTTGAAGATGAATACTTCAGACCACATGATACTGCGGTAATTGGCGTTCCACAAAAAGCACCAGAGGGATCGATTCTTCGTAGTGAATCACCATTACAATTATTAGAAAGAGTAAAATTGTTTAATCAACAATGGATAAAACCAGGACATAGAACTGGTATGAACACTCATAATATTTCTGCAACAGTCTCTATACGTGAACACGAATGGGATGCGGTAGGTAATTGGATGTGGGAAAACAAAGAACATTTCAACGGACTTTCTGTTCTTAACTATGATGGTGGCTCGTATATTCAAGCACCGTTTGAAGACATTTCAGAAGAAAAGTATAATCAATTACTAGAAACACTACACGATGTTGACTTATCAAAAATTATAGAAATGGATGACAATACTGATTTGTCTGGTGAATTAGCGTGTGCAGGTGGTGCGTGTGAGATAAAATAATTTTATATAGTTATTGTATATGTAAACATCACAGTAATTAATTTGGAGAACCCAATGAGAGACTTAGTCAATGAAGGCAGAGAACTGCAAAATAGAGTAACAAGTAAATTTTCAAAGATGGTAAAAGAAGCCGCTCAAGAAGAAGTTTCTGCTCCAATAAGAAAGCTTGTGGATAAAATGGAAAAATTTACCGATAATAACCAACATACCGATACATTGAGTGAATTGGCAAAACATTTAAAATCAAAAAAACATCAACTTTTGTTGCAAGCGATTGATGATATTCATGAAATAGAAGGTTCTCTACCAAGTGAAATTAGTAAATATAGAGATCGTATATATGATGAATTGACAGCACTTGCTAAAAGAAGTATGAATGCTAAAGAGTATTCTGCTGTTATTGGTAGTATGTAAATTAAATAGTTAAAGGTGTTATAGTTCTTTGGAATAATGAAGGAGTATAGTTATGGATATTACATCATTTTTTATGGGTATATGTGCAGTTACAGTTTTAACAGCAGTTGCAGTTGTAGTTGTGGGTATGTTCAGAATAAACAAAACAAACAAAGAACTAAATGATTTAGTTAGAAACCAAGATACGATGGATAGAATTATTGTTGATAATGAAAGAGAAATCAGAAGAACAATAGATTCCAGAATTGACAGGTTCGGTTCAAATATTGAAAAAGAAATAAAATTCTTACATGAAAGAATTGATGGATTGAATAAAGTAAAATAAATAATAATTTTTAAAATGAATCCATAGAACTATAACACACATTTTTTTATAAGTTAGGAGACTTGTTATGACTAAACAAGAATTGTTTGAACAGATTTCAAATTTGTTCAATGAGTTTGTGGTGGCTCACAACTCAACAAAAAAGAAAGACGCTGCGATTGCTCGTAAAGCAGCAGGTGGAATTAAGAAATTAATTACACCTTATAATCAAGCTTCTGTGGCGGAAGCCAAAGAAGCAAAATCATCTAATTAATTTTTTCAATGTTATTTTAGGAGGTTGTTATTATGTTAACCAATTCAATTCTTAAACGAGAGAATGATTTGTTTAATGAACTCGTGAACAGTTTATCTCGTCCAGTTAGTTTACTACACACAGGAAAAGGATTAAAATCATCCGTTGATTTTAATAATTGGACACACGCTATTGCCAATGAAAACTCATTGGATATTTATGCAGAAGTTCCTGGCTTCTCAAAGGAAGACATTAGTATTACTGTAAAAGAAAAGCTGCTTCGCATCGAAGGTAAAAGAAAAGGAGTAAATCAATTTGTTACAGAGAAAACTCTAAAATTGAATTATGAACTTTCTAAACCATACGATGTAAAAGGTATTACCGCATCAGTTGAAAATGGTATTCTTCATGTTTCTGTTCCAAATATAAAACCGGCAGAATCCGAAGAAGTAACTATTAAAATTAAATAAGGTTAGATGAAACAAATGGGGTGGTGGAAACATCACCCTTTTTTATTTATCCCATATTTATAGGTACAATCGTATTTATCACATTAAGGTAACTATAAATGGGATGGCGGAATGTCAGAAAAAAAACAAAAAGGATACAGAAATGTATTGGCAAAAATATGTTTAGTGCTTGGGACATTCTTCAATCCTCTTGGATTCGATGCGGCTTTTGCTTTAGTGATGAAATTTACGGAGAGCTACATACTTACCGATATTATATTTTATTCGGTAGCTCTATTATTTTTTGGACTTTATTTTATCTTATCTCGTAGGAGTTAAAAATGAACATATCATCAAGAACACAACTGTTAGCAGAAGCAGGTGATGTATTAAAACAGATTCGTGAAGAAGTTGAAGGCATCGATAAAAAAGTAGAAACTTCTGTTAAAAAAATCACTAAGTGCTGTGAAGAAGATAATGACATGGTATCTGGCTTAGTTGAACTTGCAAAATTAGTTGGTGATAAAAAATACCAAAAAGTATTAGAAGCGGTAAAAGAAATTGTAAAAGCAGAAGAAGGTTCACATTATTTTATCGATCAATATATAACAGAAATTAAAAGCATTTTATTATCTGCAGCAAAAGAAAAATTTAGCTCACAAGAGTTCGGTGTAATTTATTCTGCAATCGGTTAATTCAAATTGTTACATTATAAAAAGTAGGATAAAAAGTTACTATGGATAAAATGATAGCACCTTCTGGATTTGATGAAGGCCGTAAAAGAGAGTACGAATTCGAATTCGATGACCCATGGGTTACTGTTCAAAACAGAAGTTCTAATAGTGGAGGGGAAACGTTTAATCCCAACCTAGAACTCGATGGTCAAGTTACTGTGCTTGCAACTGGAAAAGAACCAATCGATTCTGGCCTTTATTATAAAGATGGTGGACAAACACCACTATACGTATTTGAAGGTGGTGAATGTGATTATATTTCATACGCGTTTCTACGCCCCCGCCTTATTCCAATACGAGAGTCTGGTACAAAAGTACCTGTACCAAGTTATTTGTATGATAGCATTAGTGATTTTGAAGGAGCGACTGTTTATTATACAAAACCAGGAAGAAGAGTAACTGCAAGAGCAGGAGATCGAGTTATACCTGGTGGTTGGAAACTTGTAGCTGATTTGGGTTTAAAGATACAGAGAACAATTACTTTTAAATACAAAGCACCTGCAAACTTGGAGGAACTACCACAAGCCCAACGAGAATTCTACGATAGAAAAGTTATTCAACAAACTTTCAAAGCCGATTGCGCAACTAACATTGTACTTGCAACTTCAAAATTAGTTTATAAATCAAGAGCATGCGAACAAACAAAAGGTAAACCACCTGGAATTGACTATGATCATTATTTTGAAGTTGATGAAATTGAAGCGTTAGAAGGATTAACAATGACTCAAAATTCTCCAAAAGAAACGGGAAAATTTCTTGAGGATGATTTTGGTGATCCAACAATACCCATATATGAAAAAATTGCTGTAGCGGATAGAATTAAACTCGTCACAAGTTTGGGTGATGATACGTGCTGGATTGCTACAAATCCGGATGGAACAATAGCACTACATAATAGACCTATTACACAACATATAATGTGGGCAGAATCAAAAGCCAGGTCACGATACTCTGAAGCGGATGAGGAAGCTTGGAATATACTCAAAGCACTTAATGGCAAAGCATTACCATCTTGGATTGAACGAGAATTTAAAGGATCATCATTATTCCTAGAACCACCAACTGGATTTCTTGGTTCTTCTAGCACAATTACTGCTAACTGGCTTGAAGAAAGAAGACAGCTTTATTATGGAGGTTTTAAACATAGTAATCGTGGTAATGACACTATTCTTATTGCAAGACGATTGGAAAAAACAGCCGAAAGTTATTACAATTTTGATGCTAATTGGCTGAACTTCAACTCAGATAGAAAAAAAACAGACCATGAAATGTATGTTTCATTCATTGACCCAACGTGGATTCCAGAAATGGGTTCACCTGATTTTTCAACTCAAGCAGTTCCAATGAAAGAGCCAGGAACTGGAAGAACAATTTATATACGTTATTTGACAAAACAGGTAGAGTATCCAGACGATCAATCACTTGAAGACGTTTGGAATATTATCAATGGCAGCGCTACAATTAATACATCTGTCCTTGATTACAAAGTTAATGCAGCAACCAAGACAATAGGTCTATTATCTAAAATACCAACTATTAAAGGATTATATTCACAAACAGTTCCAATAAAAAAATTAAGATCAAAAACCATAATGTTAGATGATGGTACAACCTTTACAAATGAAGGTAGTGATCCAGCTTATTGGAAAATAGGTACACCGTCGTATCCAAATGGTTGGTATGCCGTAACAGACCCTAGAACATCAGATCAAGGGGGGACTGGTTATGTAGGATATGTTAAACCAAAAGTTGGACCAAATGGTGAACTACTTGATATGGCCGGTAATATATTGAAAGGTGCAAGTAGAAGTAGAGATTTCCAAATTAGTCCAACCTATAATACCAAGTCGTCTCATATGGCAGGTTCTATTGGTTGTCCACCGCTTACTTCTGATAAGTATGGTATTTGGACAGCAACAGAAAGTGGATTAATATTGAATGACGATTACAGATACGGTGATGAAAACTTAACTAACAATGAATATGCTATGAGGTCAGCGTATGTTGATTTGCTAACTAAAAGAAAAAATAGAAATTTGTCAGCAGACCCGAATTCAAGAATAGCTTCATTAAATCCTGGATTTATAGTTGAAAGAGGTAAGTTTTCGGACGATAGAAAATTCTTTCAACCGTATGGTCCAACACCAGCCGTAGGGAACTATTTCTTTAGAGATATTAGGTTTGCACCAACATATTCAGAAATACGTGGTAAGGGTGATAGAATTATAGGTTATGATAGAACATATAATGAAGTTGGAAATAAAATAATTCCTGGACCATGGAATTTAATTGCAGATTTATATCTGTACATACCAACATTTGGTGCTAGTGGTTTAGTTAGAGAATTTGTTGGAATATTATATCCAGATTACATACTTTCACGTGGTGTACTTCACTATGAAATAAATAAAAACTGTGAAGGAATATATGATTGGAACTCTGTAAAATATGAGTATAGATTTCCTGTTAGTGAAATTGAATCATACAGGCCATTAATTGAAGCTGGTTTTGCAAATCACGCAGCCAATCTTGCAATGGCGGTGGGAGGTGTGAAGAAAGTTATCAATGGTATTTTGCAAACTCCATATGGTTTAGGCGCTACTGGTTTAAAACCAGGTGATGAAATATTGACGAGAGACGGAGATATGAATTTAGTGGTAAGTAGAACTAACAATTTGAGATTTTTTCCCGATTATGTTGAACCACGATATAGAGTGAGAACCGATCCACAAGTTACTGATAAACCATTTTCAGACAATCGGGCATATAATCCGAACGGAACAGAAGTTGGGTTTGACTATTTTCAACAATTGTCTTCATATAAATACGAAGATTCAGCTAGAACTTTAGTTGGCAACTTAATAAAACAAAATAAATTTGAAACTATAAATCTACCACAACCATACGATTTCCGAAATGAAAAGTATTGGTCATACAGTTTTGGAACATTGCCTGTTTTAATTGATAATGAACCAGCCGGTGTGTTTGGTGAACTGATACAAGTAAATGCAAGTAGTAACTATATAACTACAAGACCAATATCAAATTTTCAAAACAAAGTTGTTGGTGAAACTCCATGTGTATCAGGAAGCTGGGATTTTAGATCGGAAATACCAAAGAATCCAGTAAATGTAGAAACATTAAATTTACTAGATTGTGCAGACGCTCCATTTGATATTATATTTAATAAAAAGCGTTTAACCGTTGATAGATTACCAGATACCGAAACACTTTATCCGATTGAACCTGGTCCTGCAGGTTTCGATATACCAATAATAACACGAGATAAAAACTTTGATGAATCTGATTCGTTTTTATCCCGTGATCCAAATAGTCCTTGTTTTCAAGGATTTAAAACAACATATGATATTAGTGATTACTATGAAGTTACTATGAGTAAACTTTGCTGGCAACCTGTATCTGAGGAACAAGCATACGAGCCAGATGTTATATTTGATGGTGTTATATATAAGAAATATACCGCACTTTATAGTGGAAGTATTGATATAGTAAAAACAAAAGAAGTTAGATGGGAAAATCCAGAATCAGTATTTTGTGACTGTATAGAAGTTAAAGTTGCAGAAAAACCTTTCTTAGATCCGGATGACCCATGTGGTTGTAAAGAAATTCATCTCGATAGTGTTTATAAAATATGTGTTGACGATGGACTGTATTACTATGAAAATCAAATTATACCACCAAACAAATTACCTATTAGAACCGAACAAAGATTCGGTATAAGCACAGAATGTGGTAAAGTTAAAGTAAAAGTAATGCATGATTTGGATTTCCAAAAAGACATTATATTTGCAAAGAATAAATTATATTCTAAGGGTTTGTTCAATGGTACTGATATTTTATCTTGTTACGCAACAAGTTCAAAACAGCTTAGCGGTTCAAAGCAATATTACTATGATGTTATAAATTGTAATGAATGTAATTCTGATTCATACTTTGCAGTATCCTACGGGCATTTAAAAGGTTCTGGTTCAACATACAATTACTATGAAGAAGATGATACACCGACTCGTTCAGTTTATTCACAATACAGATTGCTAACACTTGAAGAACCACAAACGAAGTTTCAGTTTTATAAAACTGGCAGTTTGGGTACTGACTTAGAAGACATATATGTATTGAATTTTTATAGACATTCTATGGAAGACAGACTAGATCCAGGTAATTTTGAATTGAGTCTGATAGAATTGAATGGTGGTGCATATTCAAACAATATTTACACAGGTAGTAATGTTCAAGTTTCTGCTTCTAACAAAATAATAACACTTATAGATAATTCTGGTGATACAACAAATCAAGCGTTTTGTGTTGATTCACCATATACATCGTTTGATTTAGTAAGTGGAAGTTTAGTTGGTGGTATATATGGTACAACAACTACAACGTATGGAACAATTTATCCTTTACTTGGTATTGTTGTATTAGATGCAGGTAAGTTAAATAAAGAACTGTCATTCAATACGGTAACTGGTAGTAATGTAAATGGTGATAACCACTATAAACTTTATACTTCTATTAGTGGTGCTTCCGCTCGTAATTTCCCAATGCGAGTTCGTACATCTACCAATAAAACAACAACAGAATATTTCATACGAATACCACACACCGAAGCAAATTATAGTAATAATCCAACATTTGCTGATACAAAAGGAAGTGGAAGTATATTCCATGAGTGTTTCAAAAATGAACCAGTTACATATATTACAACGGTTGGTTTATATAATACTACAGGTGATTTGGTGGCAATTGGTAAAACAAGTAAACCGATAAAGAAAACTGCTGATGATGAATTATATTTGAAAATAAATCTTTCAATATAATTTTTGGATTTTTATTGTAAAAGTGATATATTTGTTTCATTATGTATTTTAGTATAATAGAGGTGTAGTATGAATGCGTTGGAAACATTTAACAGAGGTACTGTTTTAGAGCAATATTCTTATATAAATCCCGATGATTTGGATGGGGAGTATATTGGTTTTTTAGTTACACTTGATAAAAAAGTATATGAAATTATAAAAGATATGCGTGGAAACATACTCGATTCAGAATATTTACCGAGACTTGTAAGTGATGATATTGACGCAATGTACAATGATCATGAATATTCTGATGAAGAACCTGAAATTAATTATACTATGGAACCAGGTGCTGGCTTACAAGATTGGAAAGTAATGGTTGATATGTTCTCTCCTATTTCAAAATAATTCCGTATATTTGTATAAATAATTGATTTTCAACCCGTGACAATTTGTCACGGTTTCACTACCATCTATTTTCATTTAAGGACGAACATGATTACCATTAAACATTACACAGCGTCGTGGTGTATGCCATGTAAACAACTCAAACCTATTATGCATCAGATTATTCAAGAGAATCCAACGATTCAATATAAAGTTATTGATGTTGATAATGACCCAATAGAAGCAGAAAAAGTAGGTGTTCGTGGAGTTCCTACTGTGATATTTATGAAAAACGGTGTTGAAGTAAACAGAATTACTGGTTTAGTTTCTAAAAGAAATTACGAAATTGCAATTGAAAATTTATAATGGTGATATATGACAGTTATAGAAGCGGTATCTCCCGGTGACGCTTGGGTAAAAGTTTCTAAGCATTTGTTAGAAAAAGGGGAAAAAGTCGGTGAACTAATCGAAGAATTGAATGTAATGATGGAAATTACTCAATTTGAAAGTGATGATTGGTTTGATTCACACTTCAGAGAAATAATGGGTGATGATAGAATTGATTTTGCGTCTTCGGTTACTTTCGTAGAACCTAAACCTAAAAAACCAATTAACGATTTCTTTCAAGTAGAAGAAGGATTGGAATACCAGTTCATTAAAGACCATTGGCATCAGTCCTATTGGGGAAGAATGATTAGTTGGCAAGGTACGTTTAATCAAGTTGAAAACGTTATTAAGATTTTGAAACAAGGTAAAGCAGTTAAACGTTGTGAGTTAATTATATTTGATCCATCACGTGATTCACGCAATCCGTATTCTCAACCTTGTATGTTAATGATTGACTTGAAGCCACGGAATGGTAAGTTGTATTTAACTTCTGTTCTGCGTTCCAACAGAGTTTCTAAAAGTGGTTACGCTGATTATTCTGCTTTAGTTAGTATGGGTAAGTTTTTAGCAAAAGAAAGTGATTTAGAATTGGGAAAGGTTAGTGTATTAGCGTGTTCCTGCCACATCGGTAAGATGAACAATGAACTTAAAAAAACAAAAGAATTATTAACCATACTCAATAAATAATATGTGCGGTATAATAGCAACCGTCGGTTATACTAAAACTGACGTTGATAATATGTTGGAAACCATCGCTCACCGTGGTAAAGATAACCGTGGTATAAAAGAATTTTCTTGGGGCGATAGAAAAGTTATACTTGGACATAATCGTCTTGCCATTAACGATACTTCTGCCGCAGGTAATCAACCGATGGAATGGGAAGGTATTCACTTAGTAGTTAATGGCGAAATATGGAATTATCCTGAACTAAGAAAAGAATACGAAGAAAGGGGATATAAGTTTAAATCAAACTCAGATTCAGAACTTATACTGTTTGTGTACAAAGAACAAGAATTGAAAAGACTTAACGGTATGTTTTCTTTTGTTATTTGGGATAACGGAAAGCTAATTCTTTCACGTGATTGGGTTGGTAAGTTACCACTCTATATTTTTAACAATAACACTTACATTATTGCAAGTGAAATAAAATCTATTGTTGAACAATTACCGAACGCTGACATTAAGTTTGTACCGAAAAATTCTTTGATTGAAATTGATCTGAGTACCGATAAAATAATAGTTCATAAAGATTACTATTTTAACTTTTCAAACGAAACAACTTCACCCGAAACACATGAAGAATGCAGTACAACAACGTACAATCTACTGGAGAACGCGGTAAGTAAAAGATTGTTATCTGATGTACCTATTGCAACTTCGTTGTCTGGTGGGATTGATTCCGCTGTTATAACGTATTTGTTATCTACTAAAATACCAAACTTAAAAGCGTATACAATTGCTTTTGATGAAGATTCACCTGACTTGAAATACGCAAGAATAGTTGCAAAACATTTAGGTGTTCAATTGGTTGAAGTTTTAGTTCCAAGAAACGTGGAACTCTTGAAGCAAAGATTTTTAGAATCAATACGAGTTATTGAATATCCATCTACAGTTCAAATGCAAGTTGGTATTCTACAATCGTTTATAGCAGAACAGATGGCAAAGGATGGAATAAAAGTTGCGTTTAGTGGTGAAGGATCTGATGAAGCATATGGTTCTTATGGAATGATACGGATGTTTAGTAAGAAGCCAGACTGGTCGGATATTAGAAAGAAATTATTTGAAAAGCAATACTATGGTAATTTATTACGCGGTAATACTGTTTTCATGTATTATGGAACAATAGAATTACGTTGCCCGTTTTTCGATATTGATTTTTTAGATTACACTACTAACTTAACGAACGAATTTTTATCTGATAAATCTCAATGGAAACTTCCACTTGCAGATGCATTCAGACCGTACTTGCCTAAAGAAGTTATTGAACAAGAAAAACGTGCTTTTCAAAAAGGTACAAACTTCAAAGGGTTTATTGAAGATATAATTCTAAATGATAAAGAAATAAATTTTCGTAATAGAAAAAAGATGCTTCATGTAATTGGTGATAACTTTGAAAAGATTCATGGATTTTCACATAAGAAAATGAAGGGCGAACTTATTGGTAATAATAGTGGAATATTCAAATGGATTTAATACAAACACCGATTGAAGAATATGAACTCAACGGAAAGAAAGTTTGGGTTAAGCGTGATGATTTAGTTGGTGATGGAATAAATTATCCAAGGTGGGCAAAGATAGAAGGAATTAGACAGATTCTAAGAAGCCCTGCTGTTGATAAAAGTAAACCACTAACACACCTTTCAGTATACGGAAGTTGGACAGGTTGGGTTTTATCTGGACTTTGTAAAGAAGAAGGTATAGAATTTATTTCTTCTTATCCAGAAACAAAGAAGTTTCCTCCAAACTTAATTGAAAAAGTATTGGGTAACGGTGGAAAATTAAATCCACTTAAACCAAACATAATGGCAATACTTAACAATCGTGTAAAGAAACAAGCAGCAGAGAATGGATGGCAAATGTTACCATACGCATTCAATCATCCAATGTATATTGCATACATGGGTAGTAGAATGAAAGAAGTATTGGCGGATAATGACTTTGACCACTTAGTTGTTTCTATGGGTAGTGGTGTAACGTGTTCTGGACTTATAACTTCATTCTTACATTATACAGATTGGCGAGATGTTGTTAGTAACAGAAGGCAAGTTCATGGTATTACAATGTCATCGATAAAATCAACAAGAAAAATATTAGAACAAAATGGAGCAGGTGGTAATAATAATATTCACATTTATAAATCGCCATTTGCTTTTGACGATATGATGTTAGATTATTCAGTACCGTTTGATTGTAATGAATTTTGGGATAAAAAAATGTGGTTCTGGTTAGAAGAAAACATTGGGAAATTAGACGGAAAAGTATTATTTTGGAATATTGGTGGTTCATATTTACAATCGATTTAATATAAATAAAGGAGTTATGAAAATGGCACAGACGTGGCATAGAAGATGGGATGACAGTTATGCTGAGGAAGCATTTAAGAATAGATTAAATTTACCTATTTCGTATGTAAAGTTAAGTACAGACGCAGTTAAACCAGAATACTCACAAGACGGTGATGCTGGTATGGACTTAACAGCGACTTCATTTAGAGTTACAGATACTTTCATGGAATTTGGAACTGGTATTGCGGTACAGATTCCAGAGAATCACGTTGGACTTTTATTTCCAAGAAGTTCAATTACAAAAGCAGCAGCCGGAGTTTCATTGAAAAATTCTGTTGGGGTTATAGATTCAAATTATCGTGGTGAAATTCTTGTGAGATTTGAATTGCCTTAT